CGTACTCAGTTTGTACCAAAAGGCGCAAAGCCAATTGATACGAAAGAAAAAGCATTGACAGATCAGGCTGATGAATGGATTGCTCGCGTAGCATGTTTTGCATTTGGTATTTCCCCACATGGATTTGTGAAGGAGGTAAACAGAGCTACTGCAGAAACAGCACAACAAGCTTCACAGTCAGAAGGTTTGGCACCACTTATGATGTGGGTCAAGTCGATGATGGATCGAATCATTTGTGTTTACTTTGGTTCAGATCTTGAGTTTATTTGGCAATCTGATGAGATGATAAGTCCTAATGACCAGGCAGACATTGATGTTAAGTATGTTAACGCTAAGATTTTAACCGAAGATGAAGTTCGTTCTAAGCGTTTTGGTCTGGGTGCATTACCAGTCAAGCCCGAAATAACGGAAGATACTCCAGTAGATGGTGAACAATCACAGGATAAGAAGGAGAAGTTCAGTAAGGCAAAAAAGTCTGTAAGTCCAATCAATCGGGATCGTGTAGTGATCAAGGATGCAACTGCAGCAATTCAGGAACAGCTACAAAGCTTTTTCGAGATGGAGTCAGAATTGCTGGCTCAGGATCTCATAGCAGCAATGGAGACACAGACGCTTGGAAAGGCTACTGATAATGATGGACTTGTAGAAAAAATTCTAAATACATTGTCGTTTGGTCGCTGGCAGACTCTGGTTGATGGGCTTAAATCCAGTTTACAGGTCATTTCTTTGGATGGAGTAAATGAAGCATTTTTTCAAGTTGGTGTGAATCCAGATACTATGGATGATGCCCTATCACTGGCAAATCAAAAAGCGATTGATTATGCCGCAGATCGAGCAGCAGAACTGGTTGGTATGCAGTGGAAAAATGGGAAATTAGTTGAAAATCCTAATCCTACATATTCAATCACCGAAAGTACGCGCGATATGCTGCGTAGCAAGGTCACACAAGCCATGGAAGAGGGATGGAGTAACGATAAGTTAAATTCTGAAATTAAAGCGGATTATTCATTAAGTGCTGAACGTGCAGCTTCGATTGCTCAAACAGAAACAGCAATAGCCGATGTTGAAGGGAATATGGCAACTTATGAGGAGACTGATCTGGTCGAATCTAAGCAATGGTTGGCTGCACCAGGATGTTGTCCAAAGTGTGCTGCACTTGATGGTGTCATAGTTCCACTGAATGATTACTTTGTGCCTGGTAGTTTCCGGAAGAATGCCCCGCTTCATCCACATTGTCGATGTGATGTCATCCCCGTTTTGAAAGATTAACAACCCACAATTTAGTGGGTTTTATTTTGTCTGGAGTTTTTATGAAACTAAAAAAATTATTTGGTGCGATTCAAAAAGTGAATGATCAGGATGATGGCACCATTATCGTAGAAGGGATTGCTTCCACTGAAGAGCAAGACAGTGATGGCGAAACAGTTATGGCCAGTGCAATTAAAGCAGCGATTCCGGATTATATGAAATTTGGTGCTGTCAGAGAGATGCACAAACCAACAGCAGCGGGAACCGCTCTGGACATTAATGTTGGTGAGGATGGCGTCACTACGATTAAAGCGCATATTGTTGATGCTGAGGCGATTAAAAAGGTACGTGCTGAGGTTTACAAAGGTTTTAGCATTGGTGGGAGCGTTACTCAACGTGATGATCTAAATAAAACAGTGATTACTGGTATTAATTTGGTCGAAGTGTCTTTGGTGGATCGTCCCGCGAATCCTAACGCCGTAATTACATGTTTCAAAGCAGATGGTATAGAGCCTGATAGTGCAGAAATTGATAATCCTACTGTGGTATCAGAGCCTATTGAAAAGTCTCAAAACCCTGTAAATGAACCATTAAATAAAAGCATGTGGCAAATTAGTGATTTTTCTTCAATTTTGCGCAACTTGTCTTACTTAATCTACGACACTCAATGGGAGAGTGAATATGATTCAGGCGGAGCAGATTCAGCGATCCCTAAGCAGTTGGTTGATTGGCTTAAAGAAGGCGTTCTTATCTTTAATCAATTTTCTGAACAAGAGTCGGCTAAGTTGGTTACAACCGTTGAAAATATCGTCAAGTCAAAAGGCGTCGATACTTTGGCCAAGGCTGGGACCAAGTTCTCTAAATCTACAAAATCACAATTGGCTGACATTCATAAAGCGCTCAAAGAGTGTGACTCTAAACTCGCAGCACTCGGTTACGATGCGTCAAATGAAGATGAGTCAGAGGAAGATGAGACCTCGAAAGCAACTAATGCAGAAGCTTTGCAGAAAGTACAGTCGGAGCACGACTTAACAAAAGCTGATCTGGCTAAAGCACAAGCCGATCGAGACAGTTTGGCCAAACGCGTTAAAGAGTTGGAGGCTCAGCCAGAACAACCTAAGGCGGCAGTTAAAGATTTAACAAAATCGACGGACATGAATCAGAATGCTGAATTTAACGTACAGCCTGTCATTGATGCATCTGGCAGTATTAATGAGGCAGCATCGTTAATCAAAGCAATTCATACAACCCCTATTTCGGCGTAATTCATAGCGCCTTAACTTGAAGCACCTAATCGGGTGCTTTTTTACTTTATGGAGAGTAGGCAATGCCTCAAGCAAATTTAGAACAAACTTTGGACGCTATGAAATCAGCTCGGGCGTCTGCTATGGAAAATCAGTTTCTAGCCAAGTCATTTACTCAGCCTGGTACAGCAACGACTGGTTTACAAGCTTATAACCTGGAAGCACCTTCTAAAAAGTTCATTCCAGTTCAAACCCCGCTACGTAATTCTATTTCTCGCGTAACTGGTGGTTTTGCGATTCAGGCGAACTGGAAAGTCATTACAAACATCAATGTACAGAATCAGCGTGCTGGTGTGGGAGAGGGGCAGCGTGGTGGAAAGATCCAACATGAAACATCTGAATACTTTGCTGCGTTCCGCGGATGGGGGCTTGAAAACGATGTAACTTTTGAAGCTGATTATGCTGCCAAAAACTTTGAAGATGTCAAAGCATTAGCAGTGAGTCAGACTTTAGAAGCAACCATGATTCAGGAAGAGCGTTTGATTTTGGGTGGTAACACATCTCTTGCACTCGGACAAACAGCAACACCAACACTTGCTGCTTTAGGTACTGGTGGAACTTTAACAGCGGGTACCAAGTCAGTCATTTGTATTGCACTGGGATTGCAGGCCTATCTTGATGTGGTAGGAATGAACAATGGTGGGATTGGCCAGACATTTGATCCATTGTATTCACAAGTACCAGGACAAATTACTCGAACCAATGCAGATGGATCTACTTCATCATTTGGCGGTGGCTCAGCACGTAAGTCAGCTGCTGCGACAGTAACTGCCACTGCAGGAGGTTCGATTACTGCTACTGTTTCCCCAACTACTGGTGCTGTAGGTTATGCCTGGTATATGGGTGCCGCTGGTTCTGAAAAGTTGATTTCTGTAACTGCAATTAATAGCTTAATCATCAAAGATGAGCCTCAATCTACCGCCCAACTGGCAAGCAGTATCACCGATCAGGATAATTCAACATCTGCATATGATTTTGATGGATTGCTTATTCAGGCGTTCAAGCCTAATAGCAAGGCATATATCAAGGTAATGCCAACTGGCACAGCAGGTGTGGGTACAAAATTAAGCAGTGATAATGCTGGTGGTGTAGTAGAAATTAACGAAGCACTCTATGCGTTTTATACCCGCTACCGCTTAAGTCCGGATGTAATCTATGTTAGCGCGCAAGAGCTTCAGGATATTACAGCACTGATTGTTGGAAATAATGGTGCACCTTTACTGCAGCTCACTGTGGATGTTAATGATCCTTCAAGTATTGTGGCGGGTAAGGTAGTTGGAAGTTATCTGAATAAGATCACAAACCAAAAAGTGGATATTCGTGTTCATCCAAATATGCCTACTGGTACGATTTTCTTCTTCACACGTAAATTGCCTTACCAACTATCAAATGTCACGGATGCGGTACGTATGCATATGCGACAAGACTATTATCAAATTGAATGGCCATTGCGTACGCGTAAATACGAATATGGTGTGTATGCAGATGGTGTGCTCCAACATTATGCGCCGTTCTCCATGGGAGTTATTACGAACATTGCGCGTCAATAATTCAGATTTACGAAATTTAAACGCCCGATAATATCGGGTTTTACTTTTTTTAGGAGAATGAAAATGCCAAAGTTCAAGGCACCAGAACATGTTAGTTCAGTCAGCATTGCTGGTACTGAATACAAAGTCGAAAATGGATTTGTTGAAGCGCCGATAGAGGTCCACGCTCAAATCTCACCATTAGGCTTTACGCTATCTTCAGAATCACAAAATGATTCAGACACTGAAGAATCATTACGTAAAGCTGCAGATGATAAAGCTGAACGTGATGCTAAAAAGAAAGCGGAAGCAGAAGCCAAAAAACATGCAGCTGCTGAAGAAAAGGCGCGTATAAAAGCTGAGGATGACGCCAAAAAACAGGCAGATGAAAGCGCAGATACTCAACCGCCTGCAGACCAGGAATAATGCTCATGGCACTGACTACACTAGAAAGAGTTAAACAGTGGCTGAAACTCCAAACAGTAAGTGCGGATGATGATCTACTGGAACGCCTGATTGATGCAGCCAGTGCCTTTATAGAAGGGTGGCTGGGTTTTTCAGTTCTACGCCATGAAGTCATAAAGTGGTGTGATGGTAATGGAAAGGATGAGATGGTTCTTACCAGTCCGCATATTCTTTCAATCAATGCGATTACTATTGATGATCGTGATATCTCGCATGATCAATATCGTCACGCTGATTGGTGGATCATCCTTAAAAATGGCTGTTTTAGTCGTGGCCGCCGTAATGTGTGTGTTCGTTATGATATGGGTTTTGATGATGTGCCTGCGGATATTGAAAATGCAGTTATTGATCTTGTGGGATTAGCCTATAACGAACGTGACAGAATTGGCTTTCAATCAAAATCATTGGCAGGTGAAACGGTGTCTTTTTTCACTGGTGCATTATCTGATCGAAGCAAGATGGTATTGCAGCAGTATAAACAGGTGGTACCAGGATGATTGAATCTTCAGTTAAGGGTGATGCCCAGGTAGTTGCAAGTTTAAATCAACAGTATCGTGAAATCACGTCTAATGTTCAAAAGAGTATTGGTCGCTTAACTTTAAAATTACTCACCAAGGTGAAGGTAGATAAGTTATCTGGCCAAGTCCTCAATGTTAGAACTGGACGTCTTAGACGTTCAATTACACATAGAGTTACTGCAGAGCAGGATTTGGTAACCGGTATTGTTGGTACCAATGTTGAGTATGCTCGTGCTCATGAACTTGGCTTTAATGGTGATGTTTCAGTTAAAGCACATTTGAGACAAATCAAAAAAGCATGGGGAAGGGATATTACACCTAAAACTGTTGAGATCCGCTCACATAGTCGGCATGTGAATTTGCCGGCTAAATCATTCCTAGGCTCAGCGTTAGCAGATATGGCGCCAGAAATCTTGGCGACTTTGAGAGAATCTGTAAATCGGGGGATCTTATGAACCGTGAAGCGATTTATGCTGCTTTGTTTAATCATGTATCAATCGTTCCTGGCATTGTGGTTGCTGAACGTCGGCTTAGGCATTGGAATGATGTTAAGTCCATAGAGCAGCCATATTTATGTGTTGCTCAGGGTAATCAAACTGCAACTCAGGGAAATCCAGTTAAAGGGGTCTATGCTAAGTGGATCTTAGAAGCAGATATCTATGTTTATGTGCAAACTACAGGCAAACAAATACCGGGTACGGTGATTAATCCTATTCTGGATGCGATCGAAGATGCATTGGCACCACCATTTCCAGATATTAATAAATGCCAAACCTTAAACGGATTAGTTGAGCATTGTTGGATTGAAGGAACCATTGAAACAGATGAGGGTACTTTAGGGGATCAAGCTGTAGCGATTATTCCAGTCGTTATCCTAGTCACCTAATTTTATTAAACACTTTTTAGACCGCCTCAATGGCGGTTTTGTCATTTCGAGAGGTCAGAATGGCTCAATATTTATTTGGTGCAGGCAAAGTATTTGCTACGCCAATTCAGGATGTCTAT